GAGCTAACTCCCATTGCATCTCCGCGTCTTTTCTAAGAAACTCTCTATTAGCTAGTATGTCTCTATCTCTCCATCCGAGATATTTTTTCTGTGCGTATGTAGCAGAAACAAATTCATTGCTAGCTAAGTTGTTGTAATTATTTGCTTTTAATTCAAGTCTTTGATTTTCTCTAAGCTCGTAAAAATTAGTAGGAACATTGAACTCAACTTCAAGATTTTGTTCATTAAGTTCAAATTTTTCAAATATACCCATTAGGGTTAAATGAGTTATGAATCCTTTTTTAATACCAGCAGCAAATCTTTGCTGCTGTCTCATAACAAAACGCGCAAATTTTAATTCTTCACGTAAAATCGTTGATCCATCTACAGATGCATGGTCTGTAGGATCTAATCTCGTCGATGGTACTTTAAGAGCTCTATACAGCTTCTTAATAAAGTACATTAAATCAGCCAACTCCCCTAAGTTAACTCCTCCGGGGAGTTGAGTAACAGAAGTACCCTCAGAGCCTTGTCTCTTCGCAAACCAAAAAGCATCGAGCATTGATTGCGGGTTAAATTTCTTTACCACGTCGGTTTGATCCATATCAAACGTTTTTCTTGACCAATACTGCTGTATAAGCTTTTTAAGATATGCTTCAGCTTTTGGTGGTGGCATATTACCAACATCAACATTAAAAACTAGTCTTTCTGGGGCTCTAACTAAACGATAAATTATTATCGCATCTTCAATTAAAGATAATTGTCTATAAGGGCGTCTAGCATTTTCTAAAAACGGAATTACAAAGTTTTTTGTTTCATTATATACACCAGAATTAACATACATAATCTGGTTTTGATCCATTGGAATAAATTCAACTTTTTCAACCTTATTTGGTTGGTCCACGCTAAAAATAGGCTTTCTGTATATATACCCCTTAACCAACATATTTTGAATATTATTATAAACAGGATCGATTATCTCTGAAGGTAAATTTATAACACCAAGAACACCATCTTCAACATAACCTTCGTGAATAATTTGTTCAAAGAATACTTCTCCTTCAACTAGCAGTTGTCTGAAATATTGCCAGCCTCTATTTTTTAGATCATAATACTCTACATATCTATGAAATTGTTTATCTACTTCTTCTTTTTGATCAATAGTTAGATCTATATCCTTAAGCTGAAGTGATGTAATCCATCCGGAATCATCTGGGTTAATGGTTTCATCACAAATTTCATCTAAAGCATCCGATACTTCAGAATAAGCAGCCATTATACGGTAATCTCTTAATCTACCTTGCTTATCGTCTTGAATATTAGCGTACATAACATCGCCAAAAGAAGAATCTTTTGCGAAATCGCCAATAGGTATATTGTTATAAGGGTTAGAAGAAGATATTGAAGCTTTAGCTAACGCTTCCGCTCTTTTCATACCTGCTTTTTGGAATACCTTATACTTCGGGTTTAATGCATCGTTCTCTGCTCTACCGTCTGTTGCGTATGGTAACCTATTCTGAATATATTGAATTAGGTTTCTTCCAAAAGTAGAAGCGCGCCCATCATTGGTGACGTAAGAGCGATTTTGATTTGAGCTAGTTGATGATCCGGATCCAGGCATCTTGTATATATTTAGTCTAGGTGTAAGATAGAACCACTACCAGCTTGATATGTGGTAGCCCACCCGGCTTCGTTACCTGTCACAATAGTAAACTGACCATGACCGCTCAAACTACTAGAAGGGAAATAAAGACTTGCTATGTTATCATTGGTAACGTCGAAGTAAAATGAATCTAACTTATATCCGCTTATTTCTGGTGATTTAGCAGACGTAATTATCTGATAATTGGAAAAGAAGTCAGATTTTTCAGCACTTAAGTAAAAATTATTTTCGTACGAAAAGCGTTTTCCAAATACCACAAAAGAATTATCATACGTGGATAATATATTTGTAATCGATCTTATTTCACTTATAGCACCGGTAGTTGAATAGAATATATTAGTAAACTCTGGTATACCAGAGATGGTAACCATCTCTGAATAATTTGTTGGCACAGTATTATCAAATGCTGAGAGTGCTCCATATCCTTGCTGTTCATAGCTTAAATTGTCTACTACTTCTGTTCTGTCTAAAGGATTGTACATCCTATTACGTAAATCAACTGCTATAAAATTACTATCTACAACATAAATCGTTCCTTGTGTATCCTTTTTTTCTGGGAACAACCACCCCTTAATTGTGAATGAAGTATCGACGGTAATTCTAAATTTATCATTATACGTGGTATCTGTGGGTGAACTGTAATTAAGTTCCCCAGACCATAAAACCTCGCTTCTAATTTCTTGGTCATAATCTGTCCCAAAATCTTTAGGCACCGGCCATGATAAAATAATATAAGGGTTGTTGTATGGTGCAAAATTTGATACAATTTGATCAACGTCTTCCATATACCTAGCTAGTATTGACATCTTAACTTCCAGATTAACTGGAACTGGCATTAAGAATTTAGATACATTTCTTGGATTATCATCAAATGTAGTAGAAAGGTAAGATGGTGCTAACTTATTAAAAACTCTGGTTTCGTCTCTAGAAATGCTAGTTAAATCTACAGCTACAGCCGGTAGAGTAATATTTTGTGCTTTATTAATTATATCATACATCACCCGATGTTTGGGCGCAAACACATATCTAACTTCAATATTCGATTTAGCAGATCTATCCTTATTCCATCGGCTTATGACTACATCATCAAATGCCGCAATAAATTGCGTTAAAAGATTTTTAACTTCAAAATGAAATGCTCTTTTCTTCATTTGTACTTATATTTATTACAAAAACCTATCGATGAAATATTTCGGTAGCTTGTGTCTATTATTTACAATGCTTTCAACAATAGCGCCGTCTAATATATAAGTAGTGCAGTAGTCCTTTTTAGATCTCACACCTCTCCCACATGATTGAATTAAGGAACATAGCATTTTATTCATATACCAGTTAAAATCATCTTTCATTAACTTCTCAATTCTCTTATCTTTTGTTGGTAGATATGGTGCTTTAACGATAATTTGAAATCTAGCTAGATCATCTTTTAGATCAACACCATGAGACATAGAAGGTGATATTAACACTGTTGGGTTGTCACTTTCTAAATGATCTTGTAATATTTCTTCATTACGGATCCCTGGCTCTCTTATTAAAAATCTTCCATTAGTTAACTGCTTTGATAAAACTGATGTAATGGTATTATTGTGTGTGTGGATAATACCTTTATCATTTTTATGAAATTCACAAATTTGTTTTATTTGTTCCACTACCTTAGGTAAACTACGCTTTAGGTTGTGATAGTTTAACTTAACTTTTGTATTACAAAAAATAGGAGCGCTATCCGGATTAAAAGATGAATCAGCTTCAACATATTTAAATTTATCTATACCCAAACTTTTACAGAAATTTGTAGGGTCGATAATTGTAGCTGACATTAAGATTACCTTATCAGCATATTTAAATAAATGATTTGAAAGTTTATTAACCTTTAACGGCATAAATGTAATACCATCTCTACTAGTTTCAAAGAGATATTCACTGTCATTCCAAGTTTCTACGATTAAAGAGAGTTTAGAATGTAAATTTCGTATACCCACTATTTGTCTTTTTGTTTCGATTAAGAATTTTTTATTATTGCTATTATTGTTGTTAATAGTATCACGAAGCTCCTCTATTTTATCACTTAAATCGAGTAATAGGTTATTAATCCACTTTATAACATTTACACCATTTTTAGAATAGAATGGTCTTACTAATATATCCATTCTACTTAGCATTTCAAAGTTAATATTACATGAAAATTCCTTTACCAGCTGATTTTCTAATTCCGCAGCTTCATCACAAATTAAATATTGTCTTTTCTTTACATGGTTAGGTAAAGAGAAAAACATATTATAATTTAGAGCAGCAAATTTATTTGTTAGAGCGTCTCTGCGGTTGTTATGATATGGGCACTTATGTCTTCTTCTATGATCTTCTAATATATTTTTAGGCATAATTAGTGATTCCATCTCAACATCAATATCTGAGTCAATCGTACTAATATAGTTACTCTTACCTTTAAGTATAGTGGTGTCTTCAAATAAAGTTTTATATTGATCTTGTAAAGCTTTAGTTATTGTAAGCGCAAAAGCACCAGCAGATAATTCATTTTCACATTCTTGTTCATGAATATATGACCCTGTTTGATCTATTTTAAATGCTGTATAAGATGTTATTAAATCTTTAAAGTCTTGCGTCGGTTCTTCAGAGGCATTCGCGAGAGTTTTTGATATAAAGCTCTTACCTGACCCTGTTGGCGCGTTACATACAACAAACTTATAATCATCCTTAAAAGCTTGATCAATAGTTTTTAATAGCTTTACTTGCGCGGAGTTGGGTGTGTACTCTTTTGGAAAATGCTCTAATAAACCGCCTACCACACTTAATTATACTGTAGTTTCCTCAGAAGGCCATATGTATACTAAATTGTTGTAAATTTTTGTTTTGGAAGAAGTATTAAGACATTTAACTTTATTAAGTTGACTTATTGGTATAAAAGAACTTAGATGGTAATTTAAAACTGCTTCTGTTTCATCTTGTTCTAAATGTATATCAAAAGGGTATGGAATTTCATAGTTTTTAATTGAATTTTTATACTCTAATGAAAGATTTATGTAATATTGTTTAATTTGAAAAATTTTTAAACGGCCTCTTTTCAATATTTTTTTATCCGTTCTTATTATAATATCCTTTAATAAGAACGGCTTTAAATGCTCTATAACATTTTCTAAACAATTATTCATGAATTCATAAAATCAAATTTTTGTTTCGCTGACATTGGATATATATTTTCGTTGAAGTATTCCCAAAAATCATCATTAGCTGGAATCTCTTGAATTAAGTTACATGACCTCATGTTTATGTTTCTATAATCCTGTATTAAAATGTCCCAAGCAACGGCAAGGTCATCCGGACCTAAATAAGCTTTCGGTGGTCCCTTTGGCGTGAAGTAATTAAGAGATATTCGACCGTTTACGGAGTTTAATAACTGTATCGAATTGGTGCATAACATTCTTCTCGTAAGGGCTAGTCCTGGTTTTTGTATCCTCCGAGGGAATCTTACTTCACATACATGAGTCTGTAAGAGCGGGTCAAGAGTCGCTTTTTGGACTATCATCTTTCTTTTTGCAGATTCCAAACATTCTTTCTTCGTTCAAGAATACACCAGTTTTAACCTTACCTTTACCGGTAATACCTACACCATTTATAGTCACTCCCATGTTATTTGGAAAAATAACAATGTCACCTTCTTTAGCGTATTTAGCATCAGGACCTGCTAGAATCACCTTCCCCTTTCTCCAGGCCTTGTTAAGGGCGTTTGTCGGAATTAAAACTCCGTTACGTTCTAGTTCACCTTCTTTTGTTTCATCTGCATACTCAATTAACAGAATATCGTCAAAAATAAAACTTAGTTCGTAATCATCTATTCCAAAATCACCTTTATCTGGGTTTGATAGATCTATTAAACTTCGGGTAGGTGCCAAATTATCAATACTTGCCATTGCCATATGGCTATTTAACTAACTTTCTGCTTTAATCCAATCCTCTACTCTAACCCTTGGTTCCCAACCTAAGAGTTCTTTAGCTTTACATATATTAGCTAATGTATCTTGAGCTTCGCCTGATCTAGCAGGTATAAAAACGTGCCTTCCACCTACCATTTCAGCTATTTGTTTAATACTGTTATTTGTACCTGTTCCAATATTTATTACTTCACCAACCGGCTTTTTATTTTGAAGATCAGCAGCAAGAATATTAGCATTTACAACATCCGAAACATGAGTAAAGTCTCGTGTCTGTGAACCGTCACCTACAATTGTGAGTTCTTCACCAGCACTTTTCTGTCTTAAGAAGATACCTAAAACAGGAGCATATTGACCTCTTATAGGATGTCTCTCACCATATATATTAAAGTATCTAAAGACTACAGTTTCTAGTCCAAATAAATCAGTATACATCTTGCAAAGTTTTTCACCTGAAACCTTTGTAACAGAATATGGATTTAAACAATCATCTGGCATAGTTTCTACCAAAGGAATTTTATTTATAAGCCCGTAGGCAGAAGAGGTTGAGCTATATATTACTCTCTTTACCCCAGCTTCTTTTGCACATTGTAGCACAGTGCAGGTACCTGCAGTATTAGTTAATGTTGCTAAAATGGGATTTTTTAAGGTTGGTTGAATTCTAGATTCTGCAGCTAAATGAAAAACGCAATCAACGCCTTCATATAGCGGTCTTGTATGCTCATAGTCGCAAATGTTTAATAGGTGTTTTTCAGCACGATCATTATAATAAAATTTCTCATTAGAATCTGCAGATTCATTATCAATAATGATAACTTTATCAAAAACGTCTACTAGTTTATCTACTAAATTAGAGCCAATAAATCCGGACCCGCCTGTTACAATTGCTTTACTCATAATTCTCTATATACATTTTTAGCTCTCTTACTGACATGTTTCGATTTTTAGCAATTGCCGTTAAGTCGATTTCTTGCTCTTCTTTTTTCTTTTTCTTTATATAAGAGATTTTTTTCCATTTAAGCCGTGGTATTAAATGGTAATATAATTTATACGACTCTTGCTTATTATCAAATATGTTTCCGAACCTATTAAACGTTTCATTAACAAAAACAGACATATTATTATCATAAAAAGACAACCATCTATTAAAAAGAAAAGGAACAAATGATTGCTCTCCTTCTGTATCTAAGTATCCAGCGTCGTCTTTTTTAGAATAAAATAATTTATTTTGTACCTGGAAAAAATTCATCAAACAACGATCTTTGTGGTAGCTACAAACTGATCCTTAACTTCACCATTAAAATATTCAACTACATTAGCAATAACATAATCAACGGCTTTTTTATCTAAGTTTGTAGAATAGGCGAACCCTGGCGCTTTATCTCCTGCTATAATATTAATACCGGTATGCCCCAACGCAACATTATCTTTAGAATAAGTGATCGATACACTAACCTTACCAGACGTTCTTACCCTCTCATCATTGCCAATAAACTCACTTTGGACCATAAGATCATCACCCTCAACTACAATAGGCTTTTTAATAACACTGGCTAGAATATTTGCAATCGCTGTATTGAATAATCGTTGAAATGATACAGCGCCTAATGGATCTAAGTTAGGTATTTCCCAGCAAAAGTTAATTGCATCTTGACTATGAATAAAGTCATTACTTAGAGTGTCTTCAAGATCAATAAGTGCATCTTTTACATACATTGGAGCTCTAAAAGCAACAATATTACCACAGGGAGATACATCTTTCCGAAAATGTTCATAAGCAAACCTTCTGTGAATGAGTTTCCCGTCGTAGACGCTTTGTTTAATAATCATATTAAATTATAATGTAACTTGTTCGTTAATCCACCTATAGGTTTTTTCTATACCTTTAGATAATGGATAATTTGGAGCCCATCCAATCTTTTCTTTAATGAGTTTGTTGTCTGAATTTCTACCAGCAACACCAAGAGGACCATCGATATGTTTTTTGGTAATGGTTTTATTTTCAATACTACTAGCAATATCTACTAGTTTATTAATTGTTACCATTTCATCTGATCCAATGTTTACAGGTTCCGTAAGATCTGATTCCATCACACGTCTTATACCTTCAATACACTCGTCAATATATAAAAAACTTCTTGTCTGTTCTCCAGAGCCCCATATTTCAACTTCACCGTTAGATTGAATTACTTTTCTACAGATAGCCGCAGGAGCCTTTTCTCTGCCACCTTCCCACGTG